GTTCAAGCAATCAAAGATTCTGAAATTGCAACTTTAGTAGCAGAGAATATTACTGGTGATCTTACAAGTATTGATCTAAAATCAAATTGTAAGATTGAAGGAGTTATTACCAGCATCACACTTGCAAGTGGAACTGTTGTTGCTTATCTAATATGAGCCTTGCAAATGCTTTAAAAAAAGCTGCATCAAAAACACTAAGTAAACTTGGTGGAGATGTGACCATAAGGCAAGTTACTGCTGGTTCATACAATACAACTACTGGTGCTATAACAGAGACAACTTCTGATACAACAATTAAAGGTTCGTTGAACAATGTTAATAGGTCTGAAGTAAATGATCTTATTGAATCTCAAGATAAAATTTTAACTATATCTGCTGGTGATCTTACCTTTGTTCCAACAACAAAAGATAGAGTTGTTATAAGTAGTGTTGAGTTTAAAATTATTCAAGTAACAACTAATGAGCAAAATAACACTCCTGTAAGTTTTGATCTTGTTTTGAGGTAATTATGGTGAGACAAATAAGGCTAGATCAAATAGATGATCTGATGGCACAAGCAGTACAAGAGTTAGTACAAAAAACAACATTACAGTGGACTACATTAGCAAAGAAAGCTACACCTGTTGGCGAAACTGGTAACTTAAGGAATGGTTGGAAAACTGATATAAAAAAATTTAAAGGTACTATTATTAATAATGTTGAATATGCTGAACCAGTTATTTATGGAACCTCATTACCACCTAGTTGGCAGGGTAAATTTAGAACAAGACAACAAACCATAAAAGGGTTTCCAGAATTACAAGCAAAACAACTTACAACACAATATATACCAAAAGAATTAAGAAAAATTATCAGGAGTAAATAATGGCAGCAACCGATCTCAACACAGTACGATCTACCATTGAAGGAAGATTAGCAACAGAATTAGCAAGCAGCCCTGTTATTCCTGTTGTATTTAGTAACCAAGCATTTGATTCAGTTGGTAATGCAAGCTTTGTTCAATGTGAAGTAAGTTTTGGTTCTGGCGAAATAACATCTCAAGGTAATCAAACAAATGCAAATACTTTGATTGTAGGGTTATTAACTATGAATGTTTTTACAGAACAAGGTATTGGTAGTGGTGGTAATCTTACTATTTGCAAAAGATTAAGAGACCTATACAATAGGATTACAGTTTCAGATGTTATCTTTGATGCAGTGGTTGGACCAGAAATACTCTCGCAACCGCCTGAAGGTAAATTTGTAACACAACTGCGTGTAACCTTTGAAACATATGAAGGACTTTAATTATGGCAAAGCTTGAAATTACAGAAGAAATGCTTGATGCAATAGAAGCTGTAAAAGGCAGAAGAAATCCAAATTATTGGGATCCAGAATGTAGAAAATATTATGAGGCACAACAAAATCCTAAAAAAGATGTGAAAAAGTCAGAAAAAGGTTAAACTATTTGTAAATACTTTTTTTTATTGTCATGGCAACAGCTGTTAAAGGTGATGTAGGTAAAGTTATGTTCCATAATGCTGCTGGAACAGAAGCTGACGTTGCATCTACAAGGTCTTGGTCTCTATCTATTACCAAAGACACAATGGAAACAACTAATCAAGGTGATACATCAAAAACTTTTGTTGGTGGTCTTATATCTGGCGAAGGTTCGTGTGAGCTTTTATATGATACTGCTGGTAACTCTGATTACCAAGCTTTTATTGATGATGTTTTAGTAACTGGCGATGCTGCAGATGCCTTGTTTGAATTATTCCCTGATGCAGATACTTCAGCCAAAAAAATTAGCTTTTCTGGAATTATTACTGGTGCAGATTATGGTGCGACTTTAGGTGAAATTCAAGTTATAACAGTGAACTTTATTACATCAGGTGCCATAACTTCAGCAATATAGTATCTTAGAGTAAGGTATTACATTTTACATGGCAACAAAAAGAACCATAGACATCATTACTGAAGGCTTTAGTGATGTGATGTCTGCAAGACGCAAATATGTACTAGAGTTACCATCTGGTCAAAAAATTGATGTTTACTTTCCACCATTAACAAGATACGACAGGCAAAAAGCCCAAACGTCTGCTGGATCTGATGATGCATTAACAGTTTCAACACAACTGCTTTGTCAATTGGCTGAGAAGGAAGACGGGTCAAAAATGTTTGCATTAGCAGATGCTATTGATTTACAAAGGTTGTTACCAGAAAAAGTTTTAAATGATATTGAATTGTTTTTATTTGAAGTAAAATTAGATTTAGATACAGCAAAAAACGATTAAAGAGAAATAATTGGCTAAATTTCGAGTTATTTCTCTGTACTGAATTAGGTAAAACTTTAAAAGAATTAAGAAAAAATCTAACTGAAGAAGAATTTATATACTGGGCAGCTTATTATGAAAATAAATATGAAAATGAAAAAAGAATGCGTCAAAGAGCAAAAAACAGGTAATATATAAGAAATAGATTTTTTATAATAATTAAGTGGCTCAAAGTATTGTCCAATTAAGAGTTGATACGAGTCAAGCAACAAGGGCTTTACAGAATGTTCATAACCAAACTAACAGATTACAAAATGCTTTTGGTGGTTTAAAAACAGCTTTATTAGGTATTGGAATAACAGCATTAGCAAAAAATACAATAAATGCTTCTGCTAATTTTGGAAAATTACAGCAAAGATTAAAGCTATTGACATCTGGAACAGGTACATATCAACAAAGTTTAGATTTAGTTAGAGAAGCACAAAGAAAATTTGGATTAAGCATTAGTGATTCAATGGATGCAGTTGCAAATTTAACAGCAAGATTAGCACCAATGGGTCTTGGGTTTGAAGATATAAGGAATGTAATGCTTGGCTTTAATACTGCAGCAATATTAGCTGGTGCATCTTCTGATGAACAAAGAAATGCAATGATTCAGTTATCACAAGCATTAGGTTCTGGAACTTTGCGTGGTGATGAATTTAATAGTATTGCTGAACAAATGCCAACTATTTTAAAACCTGTTGCAGATATATTGGGAGTAAATGTTGGACAACTTAGAGCGTTAGCTGCAGAAGGAAAAATAACAGCACCAGTGGTTATAGAGGCTTTAAAAAATATTTCAGATGAAAGTGGGGAGATGTTGAAACAATTAATGGCAGATGATCCAACAATGGTTTTTAAAATATTAGGAAATGAATTAGAAGCATTGTCAATAGCAGTTGGTGATTTGTTAGGTCCAGCAGTATTAGATGCAACACGATTGCTAACACAATTGGTGCAATCGTTAACTGATTTTCTTCGATCAGAGGCTGGGCAAGTTACAGCAATATTTCTTGGTATTGGTGCTGCCATAAAAGGTATTTCTGTAGTAGTACCACTTGCTGTTACTGCAGTTTCTCAATTTGTTGCACAGGCACAAGCAGCAGCAATTTCTTCTGCTTTAGCATCTACAGGGTTAAAAGGGATGGCAGCAGCAAGTTTCTTAGCTGCTGGTGGAATAACAAAAGCTACTATTGCAACACACGCTTTAAAATTAGCAATTGCACAAACTGGTATTGGTTTATTAATTATTGGATTAGGCTTTTTAGCAACAGCTTTTTTACAGGCACATAATGCTGGAAAAGAATTTGAAACATTATTAAAGGAAGGCAGTGCAGCAGATATTACTGCACAGCTTGAAGCAACTGAAAAGAAAATCAAAAGTGTGGAAACAAGTTTAGCAAATTTAAGAGGAAAAGGCGGTACACAAAACAAATCCAGAAGATTAGCGTTAAGTAGAGATCTTGAGGAAGCATTGGAAAAAACAGAAGAATTAAAAGTAGCTCTTAAAGAGGCAGAGGCCAGAGAACTTACACTTGCTTTTGAAACACAAGTAAAAGATTTAGAAAAAGCCAATGCTTCATTAATTAAACAAAACAAAATTGCAGAAGAAATTACAGAAGAGGCAAAAATAAGAAAAGAACACGAATTGGCAATAGCAGAAATTGAATCAAAGTTTGAAGGTGAACAGGCAAAAAAACTAAAATTATTGCAAGATGAAAATTTAAAACATAAATTAAATACACTTGAAATAAAAAAACAACAAGATGAAGCAAAAAGACTAGCAGACGTTTTTGATGATATTGGCAGAAGTATCGCTGAAGGTGTTTCTGATGCTTTAGTTGATGCTGTGTTGCAAACAAGATCATTGGCTGAAGCTGCCAATGCTTTATTAAATGATATTGCAAGACAATTGCTAAGACTTGGAATAAATACTTTCTTATTTAGTGCTTTTGGTGGTGACACAGGTATCTTTAAAAATTTACCTAGATTTGCGAATGGTGGAAGACCGCCTGTTGGCAGAATGTCATTAGTAGGCGAGAAAGGACCAGAATTATTTGTACCAACTTCTGCTGGTACGATAATTCCAAATGAACGAATAGGGGGTGGCATTACTAATAATATCGTTGTTAATGTAGATGCATCGGGTTCTAATGTAGAAGGTAACGAACAACAAAGCCGAGAGCTTGCTCTTGCTCTTTCTACTGCAATACAAGCTCAATTAATTCAGGAAAAACGACCCGGAGGTTTACTTGCATAATGGCTACCTTTCCATCATTTACACCTACTTATGTTGGCTTTAATAAGAAATCAGCACCAGTAAAAAGACTTGTACGTTTTGCAGATGGTTACGAACACAGAGTTTTATTTGGTTTAGCAAGTCACCAAAACCCAAAAACATTTAATGTACAATTTAATGAAACAGAAGAAAATGCAGATGTCATTGAGGCGTTTTTAGATAGTAGAGCTAATGACCAAGCAAGTTTTACTTTTACACCAACTGGCGAAGGTACATCAAAAACAGGAACTTACAGCCAATCTGGTACCACCGTTACAATTACTGTTGCCAAACATGGTATTGCTATTGGCAAAACTGTAACCCTCGATTACACATCTGGTTCTGCAACAGACGGTACATTTATTGTCGCATCTTCTGCTGACCAGAATACTTTTACTGTTACTGCTGCTGCAAGTGCAACAAACAGTGGAAATGTAACTGTTACTGTATCTGGGGCTAAACAATATGTATGCGAGAATTGGACAAAAACAATTCCATATAATAATAGAGCTATTCTTAGTTGTACATTTAGAGAGGTGTTTGAACCATGAGTAGTAGTGTTATAAGTGATATTCAATCAATAAATCCTTCTTCAATTATTGAATTATTTACTTTAACAACTACTGCTGCCCTGCATGGGTCTGCTTCAACATATAGATTTCATGCTGGTTCAAGTTTAAATTCTAATGGCGAAATTGTTTGGGCTGGTAATACTTATCAAAGATTTCCAGTACAAGTAGAAGGTTTTGCATATCAAAAAGGGCAACTTCCAAGACCAACTTTAACTGTTAGTAATGTTCTTGGAACTATTACATCAATACTTCTTACTGTTAATCAAACAACAACTGGTAATGATTTAACAGGTGCAACAGTAACAAGAATCAGAACACTTGCTAAATTTATTGATGCTGTAAACTTTGCTGGTGGCGTAAATCCATATGGAACACCAGACCCAAATGCAGAGTTTCCACAAGAAATATATACAATTGATAGAAAGTCACAAGAGACAAGAGAGGTTGTAAGTTTTGAACTTGCTGCACCTATTGATCTTGCCGGTGTTCGTGCGCCAAAAAGACAATGTACAAGAGCAGAATTTCCTAGTATTGGTCGAATAAAAATATGAGTTGGAAACAAGAGGCTTTGGTTCATGCAAAAGAGCAAGACCCAAAAGAGTCTTGTGGTTTATTACTAGACATTAAAGGAAAAGAAAAATATTTTCCATGTAAAAACTTATCAACTTATACTCAACAATGTTTTATAATTGACCCAAAAGATTTTATAAAAGCAGAAGAAACTGGAAATATTTTAGCTGTAATTCATAGCCACCCTGTAACACCACCTATTGCTAGTCAAGCAGATAAAATAAGTTGCGAAAATTCTGAATTGCCATGGCATATAGTTAATCCAAAAACAGAACAATGGGGTTATTATGAGCCAAGCGGTTACAAACCACCATTAATCGGTAGGCACTGGGTGTGGGGTATTACAGATTGCTGGTCATTAGTTAGAGATTGGTATAAAGAAGAAAAAAATATTATTTTGCGTGATTGGGATAGACCAACAACTCCACAACAGTTTTTAGAAAAACCTTTGTTTGAAAGTTGTGCTTGGCGTACTGGTTTTAGAGAATTACGAACTGATGAAAAATTAATTAATGGTGATGTTCTTTTAATGAGTATTCTAAATCCAACTCTTAATCATGTGGCAATTTTTTTAGATGGTGATGTTTTACATCATTTAGCAGATAGAATAAGCTGTAAGGAACCATATAATCAATGGTTATTAAAATGTACTGGTAAAAGGTATCGTTATGCTTCGTAAAGTAAAACTGTATGGCGACCTTGCTAAAATAACAGGCCATAAGGAATTTGAAGTTGCAGTAAATACAACAGCACAAGCTGTAAGTTTTTTAATAAATAACTTTCCACAATTGGAAAGTTACATGGCAAATAAATATTATCAAGTGTTATGTGATAAAGATAATATTGGTATTGATGAATTGCATTTCCCTGTAGGTCAATCTGATATAAAATTTGTGCCTGTAATATCTGGTGCTGGTGGTAATTTAGGAAAAATCTTGTTAGGTGGTGCTTTAATTGCAATGAGTTTTGGTGTTGGTGGTTTATTTTCAAACCCTCTTACTTTAGGAGGTGAAGGTTTTTTTGGTTTTGCTGCTGCTGGTACTGGTGCAAAAGCTGCTTTTGGTATAGGTGCTGCTTTGGTTCTTTCTGGTGTAAGTGGTATGTTGTTTCCAGTACCAAAACTACCAGAATTTAGTTCTGAGCAAGATCCACGGTTATCATTTAGCTTTAGTGGAACACAACAAACTTCAAGGGCTGGAACACCTGTACCGATTGTATATGGAGAAATTGTTACTGGTTCTGTTGTTATAAGTGGTGGTATTGATACTGAACAGGTGCAAGTATGACAGACAAGCGTAGAATTATTCGTGGTTCTGGTGGTGGTGGTGGTGCTAGCCCTCCACCTCCACCGCAGCCGACAAGAACACCTGACACATTACACAGTAAACAGTTTGCTACTTTTCTTGATCTAATAAGTGAAGGAGAGATAGAGGGTAGTGCGTCTGCATCAAAAGAAGGTATAACAGACAAAACATCTACAGCATACAAAAATGCATATCTCAAAGATGTATTTTTAAATGATACTCCTATTCTAAAGGCAACAGCATCATCTTCTAGTCCAGCAACAACTGACTTTAACTTTCAAGATGTTACATTTAATTCAAGATTTGGAACAGCAGATCAAACAAAAATTGCTGGTATAGAAAGTAGTCAATCAACAACACCAGTAAATGTTACTGTTACTGCAGATAGTCCAGTAACAAGACAAATTACAAACACAAATGTTGATCGAATTAAAGTATCAATAACTTTTCCACAAATACAGATAGCAACAGAAGATGGTGACTTATTAGGTGATACTGTTCAATACAAAATTTCTGTTCAATATAATTCTGGTGGTTTTACTGATGTACATACTGATACTGTTACTGGTAGAACTGCAGACCCATACCAAAAAGATTTTTCTGTTGAAGTTACAGGTGCATTTCCTGTTGACATTAGAGTTACAAGAATAACTGCAGATAGTACTAGTAGCAGTACAGTAAATGCTTTTCAATGGACAAGCTTTTCTGAAATTATTGATGATGCTTCTACCTATGCAAACTCTGCATACAATGCAATAAGGTTAGATTCACAACAATTTAGTTCTATCCCATCAAGGAAATACAGAATAAGAGGAATAAAAGTAAGAATACCGGGTGCTGGTGCATCAAGCTCTGGTACTCCTACTGTTGATAGTTCTACTGGTCGAATTATTTATCCAGATGGATATATTTTTAATGGTGTTATGGGTGCTGCCATTTGGACTTCTTGTCCTGCAATGATTTTATTGGATTTATTAACAGATACAAGATATGGTTTTGGAGATCATGTTACAGACAGCAATCTTGACTTATTTTCTTTTGTAACCGCTAGTAAATATGCAAACACTCTTGTAGATGATGGATTGGGAAGTCAAGAGGCTCGATTTAGTTGCAATGTGAATATACAGTCATCAAGTGAAGCTTTTGAACTTATAAATGAACTTGCTGGTGTTATGAGATGTATGCCGATTTGGTCTGCTGGAACAATTACTATTACTCAAGATTCTCCAAAAGATGCAAGTTATCTTTTCAATTTAAGTAATGTTACCTCTGAAGGTTTTACATATTCTGGTAGTAGCTTAAAACAAAGACATACTGCGGTTGCTGTTTCATATTTTAATATGGACAGCCAAGAAATAGATTATGAAGTTGTTGAAGATAGTACTGCTCAAACTAAATTTGGCATAATTACAAAACAAGTAAAAGGATTTGGTTGTACATCAAGAGGGCAGGCTGCCAGATTAGGTCGAGCAATATTATTTGCAGAACAAAATGAATCTGAATTGGTAAGCTTTTCTACTTCAATAGATGCTGGTGCTGTTGTAAGGCCGGGTGCAATTATTGATATCAACGACCCTGTTCGTGCTGGTGTAAGAAGAGGTGGAAGGCTTGCTGGTGTAACTTCGACAACAGTTGTAACTGTAGATGATACTAATGCAACAGATTTTGCTGTGGATTCATCAGGAAATCCTGTTGGTGATGCAAAGTTAAGTTTGGTTTTACCAGATGGAACTGTTGAAATTAAAGACATAAGCAGTGTTTCTGGTGCAACAATTACAGTATCAGAAGCTTTTTCTCAAACACCAAATGTAAATACAATCTGGATAATTTCAAATGTCACAATAGAATCTCAAAAATTTAGAGTTATAACTGTTGAAGAACAAAATGGTGTTAATTATTCAATAACAGCACTTTCATATGTAGAAGGAAAATATGCTTTTATTGAAGATGGAACTGCATTACCAGCAAGAAATGTAAGTGTTTT